GGCAAAGGTATGGCTTACGTCAACTCCATTCTCCAAGTCAGGTTACTTCTATGAGGCGTGTATGAACAGCAAACCTAACAATCCAGAAGGCATGTGGACAGAGTTCCATGTCAAGTCCATGATGAATCCACTGATTGCGGAAGATCCTGTATTCATTGAGGAAATTAAGAGACTTACAAAGGAGGAGTATGTGCAAGAGGTAGAGGGTGAGTTCCTAGATATAGGAGATGCACTCATACCAAACTCACTAATCATGGAAGCACTTACTGACGGTCATCCTAAAGGCAGGGTAAAATACTATATGGGTGTGGACGTTGCCAGAACAGGTCGTGATGAGACAGTGTTCACGGTTGTAGGAGTTGATGAGGACGATGTGGTATACCTTGAAGAAGTATATGCAGAGTCACAAAGTAACGTTGTTGATGTGGCAGGCAGAATAGGAGACTTTGTACAACAGTTCCATTTGGAAACCGTGTTCATAGACGAGACAGGTCTAGGTGGTGGACTGGTAGACTTGTGCAGGGAAAGAGATATTCCTACAAGAGGTGTAATGTTCTCATTGCAGGAAAAGGCAGACATGTACAAGAATCTCAGGTTACTGTTTGAAAATCACAAGATAAAACTAAAGAATATAAACAAAATGGTATATCAACTGTCATATCTTAGAAGGGAATATACGGAGAGTGGTATCATGAAGATAAAATCATACGAGCATGACGACTATCCTGACAGTCTAGTACTTGCATGCAGGGCAGTGAATACAGGCGAGGGATGGTACGTAATGAATATGGGTAAGGCTCTAAAAGAGTCACTATTCGGTTAAATTTATATAATAATAGGTAGAGGGTTATATATGGAATGGCAAAACTGGCTAGATAAGAAGGTTTTAGATAACGGCAAACAAAGAAAAACTGATGATTTTGCTGATCCAGATAAATCATTACTGTTAGATATTCCAGATAAGACTATTCCTCGTACAAGAAGTGATTTTGATGATGAGACACATGAAGATCCATATGTTAATAACAGTATATCTTCAGTTGATTTATGGGAATCATGGCTAGAAAAGAACAATGCCATAGAAACCTCTCACAAAGATGGTGAAAAAAAGCATGAATGGGATGGTAAGTTCAGCAGTTCCACTATCAGAGATGATGCAAAGGATGAAAAGGCACAAAGTGAGGAAGAATCACTAGAGGAATTGACTGACGGCAAGTTGGAAGAGATAGAGAAACTAAAGAGTTGGGAAGCATGGTTGGAAAAAGGTAGATGGGATGAACCTAAAAGTACTGCTACTGACACTCATTTAAAAGAAGAATCAGGAAGAGATACAAGAGTTGAAGTCAACGAGTTAAATGCAGAAATTGGACAAGAAGCAACAAACGAAAGATTGGATGAAGCTGGACGAACAGGCATGTTTAAACCAACAGATACTCCAAATTTTACTTCAAAAAAACCAAAATATGTTAAAGGTGTGGAACAAACAGGTGATGATATATCTCAATCTAAAGAACATCTTAACATAGACATAGCACATGCAGCCAAATCATGGACAATTTGGCTAGAAAAGATGCAGGGAGCAGGAGATGCACGCTTTGGCAACCAACATTTGACTGGATTAGACCAAGAACCAGTAAACAATGAAGAGGATGAAGCAAACATTTTGCCTGAAAAAGAGGAAAAAACTGACGATAAAAGAGAAAAACATGAAGAAACTGATGATAAACCTTATAAAGGATTAAAGGCTGAGAAGAAGTAACATGGAAGACTTGAACAAAATAACTTCAACTAGAGTCGGAGATAACATTCATTTCTTTGTAAACGGTGCAGAAGATAGCGGCACAGTAGTCAAAATGAACACCAGTTTTGTTACCGTTGTAAAAGATGACGGTATATTACAAGATATTCACATTAACGATACGTTCTTCATTAAAGATATACTAGTAAACAAGACTTGGAATGATATGTCTATGGAAGAAAGAACTGTTGCATTACACGAAATTCACGCCTACAGTCCTAGATTCCTAGCAAAATCATGGCAAGAATTGCCACGAGAACTCAAAGAAGTGTTGGAAAATACAGCAAAAAGTGATGATGATTATTCTTCACACACTTGGTCAGAAGGATATAAAGATGGTAAAGATGCAGGGAAAAAACAAAGAAATACACAAATGGAAGCAACTGCACCACAAATCACAAACACTCTTGCTCATAACGTATTAAATAACATGAAATATAGAGATGATAAAGATAAAAGAAAATTGGATGGACTTAAAAAATCTAACGTAGAAGATTCACATCTTGGAAGTGCTGGTAGAGCCAGTCATGTAATTGAAACAAACATGGACATTGATGCTACAGAAGACTATGAAGGACAAACAGAAGATGAAAAGAAAGAACAATTTAAACATGAAGAAAAAAAACCTGAAACTACTGATAAATCAATGCAAGAACAAATATGGGAAGAATGGTTAGATAAAGGTGATATGGGTGGAGATAGTGCTCCAGCACAAACAAGTATGGTAACTGGAACAACTGGTGTTTATAATGCAAGATACGGTTCAGATGGTAGAATAATAGGACAAGGTAAAGATAAAGACGAAGAAGATAAAGACGATAAAAAAGAAGAGAAGAAAGGATAATGGTAGTCGGTAAACCAGACTTTGAACTAAACAGTTTTGGAATTCAGTACAAGGAAAAGAAAGTAAGTTACACTAATAAAAAAGCTGGTATAAACGTTTTAAGTAATAATCAAACTGATCTTGAACATGCAGCAGAAAATAAAGTAATGAATACAGCAACTGATAAAGATAAACCAAAAGCATTTAAACCATTATCATCAAGTACATCTCCAGTTGAACAAGCCGAAGGTAAAAAATTTGAAAATAAAGATCCACAAAAACCAACAAGTACAACACCATCATCAATAACTCCTAAAGATGGAGTGTTTGATAATGTTCCTCAGACTAAAGAAGATATGATTACACAGGAAGGTGGAAGCAGTCATAAAAAGAAAGAACCAGCAATGCCTAGAACCAAATTACATGGTAGAGCACATCAAGATGCAAAAGCAACATTACGTGAAAGTAAACAAAATCCTGTATTGCCTAAAAATGCTGCAAATGAAATTATATTAAAAATGAATATTCTAAAGTTAGACTTGATGAAAACAGGATCACCAAACGATACTGAAACTGCTGATTCAGATGGTGTAGGAACTGTATCAGATAAAAATAGTGGTTCAAAGAATGTCAAAGGTTTTTCACAAGGTGCTGCTCATCAAAAACAAATGAATCATCTGCGAGATGAGGAATTTCCAAAAGGTTCAGGAAAATTTCCATCAATGGAGCACTCCAAACTTGGTGATATTACACTTAGAAAAGCTGATGAAACAATCTTCAAGGCAATATCACTAAAGTTAGACTTGGTAAAAGCATTAGCTAGTAATGCAGGTTCTACTCTAGTAGCAGCAGGTACAAAAAAAGGTAAACCAAATCATATTAATGATAAAGGAGAACGTACACAAGACGGTCAACATACTGTTAGAGGTAAGGGTGTAGGTACACCAGAACAAGTTACAATTGATGGTGTAAAAACTACACAGCCAAGAACGGTAGCAGTAAAACCAAAAGGCAATGAGAAAACTTCATTAGCAGGAGATATGCATATGTCTGACGGACTTACCAATGCTTCAACTGGTGAAATAAAAGAGTCATTTAACATGATTACTGAGAGTCCAAAATGGAAAGAAGAAATTAACAGAGATGCACCACTAACGGAAAAAGAAGGAACTGAAAAGTTTGATAATGCTGATCCAAAAACTCAAGCAATACGTGCCAGAATTGCAGCAAGAGCAGCAAGAAAAAAGAAATCTATTGATGAAATTAATTCCATGACTGATGGTATGAAAGAATTATTGAAAAGAGATGGAGTAAAAATAGGTATGGGTGAAAAAGATACACGACAAGCACAAGATAGATTTAATGAAGATCATCTTTCTGATTTTCCAGAAATGAAAGGTACAAAAGAAGGTAAAGAAGTTGAAAGACATATGAATGACCATGTGTCACCTGTCTAACAACCCTTAAATAATACCCATATAAGTTTTTAATGTGGTAAGACGAGATAATGATCATTATTGTGTAGAATGTAATGCTGTGCTCCCATGGAGATATAAAGGACGACAAAGAATTTATTGTAGTAACACCTGTAGAAATGAATATACAAAAAAAAAGAAAGAATCTACATAGACGGTGGAACTCATAAGAGTCGCATATGCCTAGTTGATGGTGATAAGACTATAGTAAAGACTAGGGGTAATGACAGTATTGTGTATACAAACAATGAACTGGAATACCTTGCACTCAAGTATGGTTTGGAATACATTAATAACAATTATCCCAGAAAACAAATTACAGTATACAGTGACTCCATGCTTGTTGTGAATCAAATCAATGGTAAATGGAGGGTTACAACACCAACATTGTTACCATTATACTCTAAATGTATTAAGTTACTCAGACCAAACGTGACTGTAAAATGGACTAAAAGAGATTTAAATAAAGCAGGATGGGTATTAGAGAAGTTATTAAAATCTAAGTCCTAGTAGGATAAGTTGTGTTGGATTTATTACCAGCCTCATTGTTTCCATTAAAATGATTTAACATTTTAGCAAACAACACTGCATCACTCTCATACAAATCACCAGTTCTTGTTTTTTTAACAAACTTTGCAAATTTTCTAAACAATTCTTTGTCTTCCCAAGTAACACATATAGTAGTATGAGAATTACCAATCTTTCTTCTTGCCATATTGAATCATATATACATAAATATATAAACTTTTAGATAGGATATGTTTCTTTAGCCTTCTTTACAGGAATAAATGGTATGGTTATTGGCAACCAAATCATTCCCCATCTTATCCAGATCTTGATAGTCTTTTTGCTTCCATACCAGTTGTCATGGACTATAACTGTTGCAGCGGCAGCCCTAGTGTTTGCCCTTCCCTCTGGGGAATCATATATCCTAGTAATATGAGAAGTGCCAACGGCATCCTGATAGATAGCGTGCAACAACTCATGTCCGAGTGGCATTACATTCTGTCTGATAATAAACGGATTCTTGACGTCATTGACAAACATGTAGATTATTTTCACTCCTGTGACTCCCCATGCTATTCCGTCACTGGTTTCAATGTTTAGATGCTTATAATATACCTTAAAATCTTCTTGGTCGGTTACAGGTATTATGTTAAGTTCCCAGTTGTCCTCAAAGTTCTTCCATGCCTTGTACCCAGAATTACTGGTTCCGTCATGACCGTTTATCATAATGATACGCTGTATAATGTCATTGTATTTTTTCTCATCTATGTTCTTGGTAAAATAATGTATCATGATTAGCCATATTATTAACAACATATAAATATTGTCAATATATGATTAATTGTATGGGTACACAAATAAAAGGCAAATTTGCAGGTCAGTGTAAAATATGTGGAAGTGACTGGAGAGTAGGCGACAACATATATTACCAAAAAGAACCTAAAGCAATTTGTTCTGACAAGGAATGTTTTGAGGAACAAGGTGGAACATTCACACCTTATAAACAACAAGGTACGCTAACAGGTGGTACTGGTGGGTGGGGAAAAACTCCAATAATAACAAAACTACCTGATGTAGAAGTCAGTGATGATGTTAAGAAGATAACAGAGTATTGGGATCAATTCTTTGTAGTAGCACATCACAAGACAAAGTCTATTTATCCACAAGAAGATGTTAATGGCGATAGGTTCGGTCAAATCAGGTCAAAAATGATGGATCAATTTATGGGATTAACAAACATGTTAAATAAATAGATTTATATAATCCTTCCTTTTTTACTAAACTATGAACGTAAGCGAAGTTCTCGACATCAAAGGTTCTCATGAGAATTCTAAAAAACTTGTTGCTGGTGATAAAATTACCATCCAAGGTTTTAAGATTAAGAACGTTGATGAAGTAGGTGCTGAAGTTGTTGAAATTTCAACCACAGAAGGACTGCGACATTCATTCGGTAAAACTGTTATTGGTCAAGCCAAAAGCGATTACTGGAAAGATGTTGTAGAAAAATGTGTTGACAAGGATGCAGCAGACGGCTTGGATGCCTATGTAGTTGAAAGGGAAGCTGAGAAGACAGGCAGAATGATGCTATGTCTTAGCATGTTTCCACCAAAAAACTAATAAATAACTCCTACCTTTTTATTTTTATTATGGATATAGACAAGCAACATGCCGAAGATTGGTCTAATGTAAAGAAATACAACGAGGACATGCTTAACGTAACAGGTGATCATCAATATCAGGTAAGAATTGATGCATGTGATAGGCTTTTAGCAACAATTAAATAAACTAAAGTGTCACTACAATACGTGAAAACATGTAAAAGATGCAGTAAAAGAGACCTTGAATGGAACAAGCCATGGTTTGAATACAGTGGCAGATGGCAGTTAAACAATCATAAGAACAGTGATGGGGAATGGTGTGTCAACAATGTTAAAAAACAAAAGGAGAATAAACTTACAAAGAAAGACTTTACAATATGTCCATTATGCAGCGAGTCAGATTTTGGATACTGTTTGAATACCGAGTATGAAGAACACAAAAGATTACATCATCCAAATGGCGAGACTAGAACAAATGAGTATTTTCAATGTTGATATATAACTTTATATTGAGGTAATTATATCACTAAGTAACATGTTTTCAAAGAAAGTTACTATTAATCTTGAAAAGAAAGATGACATAATACACTTAGAACCGATAAGCGATATTCATATCGGTCATGTTGGTTTTGATGAAGACTTGTATAAAAAAAGAGTAAAGGCAATATGCAGAGACAAAAACAGATACACGTTCTTTGGTGGAGATGCACTGGATGCAATTACAACTTACGATAAAAGATTTAATCCTGACATGAGTTTGGAACACGACATAGACAATCAAAGACAGAGATGGCAGGACATGACACAACCATTGATTGACATTCATACAAAGTCCAAAAATGAAAAGATATGGGGTTTCTTTCACGGCAATCACGATTACAAGATACCACAAATTACCAGATCATACTTGGAAAATACCATGTGTACTCCCAATGACTTGACGTTCATGGGAAGCCGTGGAGTTATAGGACTTGAGATTAGACATAATAAAAAGATATTATCACAATGGTCTATACTGTTCATACATGGAAGCGGTGGTGGAAAGCCAGAAAGAATGATGGAGCAGATGAAACATAATGCATACTATGACGTATTCCTTTGCGGACACCTGCATCAAAAGAGATATCAACCAGAACTGGTATACGACTTTGACTGGAAGAGTGGTAAGACTTGGGAAAGAGACATACACCTAGGCAATACAGGCACGTTTTGTAAGACTTTGATAGAAAACACAGATGGATATATGGACAGAAAGAACGAGGTTATAGGATCACAGATAGGTACGATGACGTTATCATTTAATGCAGAGGAGGGAACTATAAGTGGTCATATCTAAACCAATCAGAAAAAATAAGAGAAATCTGACAAGTATTGTGGATATAGAAAGGTCTAGAAGGGTGTCGACTCATGATAGAATTATAAATGTTTTAAAGGAGTATAAAAAGGGACTGCCTCTGACTGAGATACAGTACGAAGGAAAGATCAACAGTATGGGCAACTTACATCATACAATAAAATTCATGGTCAGGGCAGGAGAGGTAAACAAAGAGAAATGTCCTCATTGCAGCAGTACAGAACTATATAAACTGAACATATAACTCTTGTATAATTAGACAAGTTTATATTTACAAAGAACCAAACATCCATATGTTTATCAATATTTGTTGGACAAAAGACGGTGAAACTAAAAAAACACTTATGGCTATAGAAAAAGCAACTCATATGGTTCAAGAACTAGAAAATAAAGGCATTAAAACTTGGTTTGAAGCAGAAAAAATTACTGCTTAAATACAAACCTACTCAATATTTATTTTTTTAATATTCTCATCTCTCTCTCCAAATATAGTTACATAATTAATTAACATTTTCGTGACTAGGATTTTCTTTTTTACAACTTTTTTCGTGACTAGATAGTTAATTAATTAATTAACTTTATTTTTCTTGTACTACACTCTCTCTAAAACATAATTTATTAGATACACATATATATCCTCAAGTTAATTAACTTTCATGCAGTTTAAGAAAACCACTACAATATCAATAAGTCCAAGCATTGTACCAATATTTGAATCGTTTGATACTCTTAGACCAAAAAATACTTCATTCAGTCTCTTCTTGGCAATGGCAGTAGAAGAGTATGTCAAATCTTACAAGAAAATAACCAATTCAAAATATCCTAGAATTATGGACAGAATGGATTTATGGCATGATTGTATCAAGGACTTGACAAATGATGACTTGGTCAAAATTAACAAAAAAGTATCTCAGTTACAAAACAAATTAAGAATGGAGTTAGAGAGTAGGGTATGACTGATTATGATAAAACAGTAGAGTATACTGACTCAGCAAAAGTAGACCGTGTAGTTAAAGCATTAATAGATAATAGATATACAGATGTTATAGACAGTCTTAGACCAAACAGTACCATATCAATAAACCCATCACAAGAAGGATTCATAGATATTTATCTACAGTATCCAAATGACTTTATTGAAGTACTGCGTAACGCTATTTTTCGTGTAAAGGCACAGAAAGACGGTGACTTTGAATTAATCAAATCCTCATTTACTGATATTAAAATAAATCTTCTCGGTGAATTGCTTATGAACATGCATGATATCAACACCAAGCATGAAAATACTACAGTTACATTTGAGTGTCAGGTATTGGCAACAGATTCTCCAAAATCCTATATCAAAGAAGCTAAATTTGATTGTGTTTTATGTGGAAATAAAGATGAATCCAAGTGCAATATTGATAGAGTTATAGTTCCTCCAATATGCTCTAATCCAGCATGTAAAAAGGCAAAAATGATGATACGAACCAGTGAGATGATTACAGATGACATACAGACCATACTCATGCAGGAGCCAATGGACAAGAGTAAAAAGAGTTCACCTGTAATATTTACAGGTAAACTGGTAGGTAAATTGGTCAGAACATCATATGTTGGACAGAATAAACTCATCACAGGCTTGTTCAGAACTGCCGTTGACTTTAAGAAAAACGAGCATGAGGTGTTTATAGACGTAATGTCAGTACAGGATATGGATGAAAACAAGCCAACACTGCCTGAAGAGACTGAAATTAAGCAGCTTACCGTTGACTCAAAACAGGACGGATTCATAGACAAGATAATAAATTCATTTGCACCAGCAATATTTGGCTATAATGACATCAAGTTAAGCATATTGTTACAGTTAGCAGGTGGAGTTAAGACTCAAAAGAGGGGGGATATCAACCTGTTTTTAATAGGAGATCCAAGTATGGCAAAGTCAGAACTGTTAAAATTTGCAAGCAAACTTGTTACAAAGTCAATATACACAAGTGGTAGAGGTTCATCAGCAGCAGGACTTACGATAGGTATTGTAAAGATGTCAGATGGAAGAAGTATTGCACAGGCAGGAGTACTGCCAATGTGTGATGGCGGTCTAGCATGCATAGACGAGTTTGACAAGATGGGTGAACAGGACAGAAGTGCAATGCATGAGGCTATGGAACAGCAGACAGTAAGCATAGCAAAGGCAGGAATAGCAATGACACTACCAAGTCGTACAAGCGTACTTGCAGCAGCCAATCCAAAATGGGGTATGTATGACAGTGACAACTCTCTAAGAGATAACATCAACGTGCCAGCACCATTGTTGAGTAGGTTTGACTTGATATGGTTAATTCAGGACAAGGTAAACATGACAAGTGACAGACTTAAGGCAAATCATATCTTGGAATCATTTGAAATGTCTATGGGTGACCGTTGTTATTTAAAAGAGGATGACTTGGCTAAGTATATCAACTATGCAAGAACCTTCAGTCCAAAACTCAACGAGGAAGCAAAGAAGTTACTTTTGGATATCTATGAAAAGATGAGAAATGTCAGTGCAAAGAGTGACATTCCAATAGGTACAAGACAGTTGGAGGCAATAGTAAGACTTAGTATGGCATATGCAAAACTACATTTTAAAAATGAAGTTGAAAAAAGCGATATAAATATTATTAAAATTTTACTTGAGAAACAATACGAGTCGTTTGGAAGCAGTATAAGTCAGGGTGGTGTACAGTCACAGATCTTTGTAGACGGTAAATCTGTAAAGGAGCATGATGTGTTGACAGTATGGAACTCTTGTAAGAACATAGAGGGCAATGTAAAATTGAGAGAATTTGAGAAAGCATTGATAACAAGTGGCATGACCAAGGAAAAGGCAGAGGCAACCATATCAAAGTGGGAGAACAATAATGCCATAAAACTCAACGGTGACGGCACATATACAAGGATATAGCAAGATTAATATTGAAGTGTGTTTCTTAAATTAGTGTGATGGTTGTTGAAGACGACTCTATCGAGTCAGATAATACACTGGAAGAAACTCAGACTCCCACGGAAACAACGGAGATAGAAACTGTTGATCTAGAACTCGGGGTAGATCAGCTTAAAGGTGTAGGTTCTGTCACTCAGAAGAAACTAGAGACCTTCGGTGTAACCTCACTCATAGACCTTTGTATTAGAGGTGCTCAGGAAATCAAGGAAATTACTGGTGTTGCTAAGCCAACCTGTGACTCTTGGGTATTTCAATCACAAAAACTCTTAGAAGAAAACGGTCTTATTAGGAGAAGTGACATGAGTACAAATGAACTGTGGGCATATCAAAAAGCATATCCTGTCATTTCAACAAAGTGTGATGAAGTTGACAACCTTATTAGCGGTGGCGTAAGACCAGAGGCAACTTATGAGGTATATGGAGAATTTGGAGCAGGTAAAACACAATTCTGTAACTCTCTTACAGTTGAGACAATCCATGATGGAAACAATGTCATTTGGATAGACTGTGAAGATACATTCAAACCAAATAGAATTGCTGAGATGTTAAAGGCAAGAGAATACGCAGAAGACGACGAAGGGGTAGGCAAATATCTTGATCAAATTACTTACCTATACTGCCCAAATACAGAACAACTAATGGGAACTATCAACGGTCTTAGTAAGATATTAGATGATAAGAAACCTAAACTAGTGATATTAGACGGAGCAATAGGTCAGTTTAGGGAAGAATATCTAGGAAGAGGAACGTTGGCAGAAAGACAGATGCAGATAGCAAGACTGATGAGTCATATCAAGAACATTTCTTTTTACTTTAGATGTGCTGTAGTGTTTACTAATCAAGTTCAAAGTGATCCAGCCATGATGTTTGGTGATCCTATAAAACCAATAGGTGGTAATGTCGTAGCACATGCAAGTACGTATAGATTATACTTTAAGAAGAGTGGTAAGAAAAGACTGGCAAGAATGATAGACTCACCTGAACATGCTATGGCAGATGCTGAATACATTTTAGATGCTAGAGGAATGTCTAACGTAGAATGAGATATACCTGTGAAGTTTGTGATTGGACTATAGAAGGTCAGACACAAGTAGTGAAAGATATTTTGGAGCATGAAAAAACACATGACGAAGAAAGAAGATAGTGATAACCTTAAGAGAAAGGTCGCTGCAAAAAAACAATTCGATTTAAAATGCAAAGTCTGCCACAAAAAATACGGTAAATTCTTTACGTTTCATCACAAACAATACATTGAGGGTGAGAAGATATACAAAGATTTCAAGACAACATATGACTACAATTTATACATATTACCAATAATTGACAAAGATCCCAACCGTTTTGCCCTCCTTTGTAAGTCACATCATTCAGTGGTAGAGAAACTTAAACGATTTAAATTGGATAAATTGGAAAGATTATTTAAGGTGGTAAAGGAGAGTAAGTAAATGAAACTAACTAAGGATAGATTCTCATGCTGGGAAAATGTAGAGGATGAGGATTATGAGCAAAAGTTTGATGATGAATTAATCATAGATGTAAAAGAGGGTGAAACCAATAGGGATATAGCAGATTATATCTTAGGTATGCAAGATGAAATTATACAACTACAAATAAGAATAAAACAATTAGAATCATGGAATGATGGAACTCCATTATGAAACTAACAGGAACACCAAGAAAGCACCCATATTGTTTAATCTGTAAAGAGATATACATGGATTTCTGTATGGAACATGGTCACATTAAAGGCAGTTTTGAGATGAGAGATGTTTAAACATTTAAAAGATAACTGCATGGGATATAAGACTCATTGGTGGAGGGCAATGAGTATGAGTATTGCACTGTTTGTACATGCTTGGATACCTGACCTGTTTCCGACTTATGCTAGTGATAAGATGAAAGAGGGTAATGATTAATGACTATTTGTGAAAGATGTCTAAAACAGATGGCAGATTGGTATCACATGATTTGTGGTTGCTCATGCCATGAGGATGATGAATAATGGAAATAATAGGACAAGGAGAGGTCGCAACACTTGAGATAATCAAGGATATGTTTGGTAAAAATTCTGAATATCTTACTCAAGTCAAGCTATCTGACATGGTGTCTCCTGAATATCTTGAGACATTTAGTGATAGACAATTAAAAGAGACAATAGACATAGTGGCAGTTACATTATTTGAAAATTTAGCAATAAGAGTACAGGACAAACACCATGCCAGTGCAAGAATGGCTACAATAGATAACATCCAAAAGAACATGTTAGAATGGAATGGGTGGAAGGTGATAGACGTTTGGCATTACGAATGCAAGGAACTTTGGAAGGACAAGGTCAATGCAAAGTCAAGATTAGAGTTAGAACTTGCAATTAAAGAGTCGAGTGTAGAATAATGTTTAAAGAAATACAAATAACTCAACAGATGAAGGAAAATGCAACTATAAAATCAAATGATATGGGTGTGATTAAAGGAAGTGTACGTGGTGGTGGTGGTAATATGATAGGATTTTTAGGTGAGGAGTTAGTAAAATCTTATTTTAATATTGGTGACTCCAATACATATCAATGGGATTTAAAATATAATGGTAACAAATTAGAAGTAAAGACTAAAGAGAGAAATGTATTACCCAAACCATTTTATAATGCAACAATATTTAACTGGAATACAAAACAAAAATGTGATTATTATGTATTTTGTAGTGTGTTTAAAGATTTTTCAAAGGGTTATATTTGTGGTATAATTAAACCTCAAAATTTCTATGATAAGGCAAGTTTTGCAAGGAAAGGAGATCCTGATGGGTCTTATTTTAAATTCTTTAGTGATTGTTATAATTTACCATATTCTGAACTAAATAACATAAATATGTTAGATTAATTTATATATAAGTGACATAAATGTTTTATATGTACAGAAATTCTTATCAGATAACAGAGGATATTTTAGATACTGTATCATACAGTGGTAATCAAGGAATACCAATTACTCCTCTAATAAGAAAATCTAACCTGTCACATAAAAGAATGATTGGATTCATGAGTAAACTAACTCAATCAAACTTAGTAAATAAAATAGACTCTGACGGAAAGACAACGTTTGTCATAACAGAAAAAGGCAGACTCTATCTTGAAGAGTATAAAAAGTTTTCAAACATAGCTGAGAATTTTGGATTAGAATTATAAACATATATATATCCATCATTTATTTACACTAATATGAAAAATTCAATATTATTAGCAGTATTGGTCAGTGTAGCCCTGACCTCTGGTGTTAGTGTATATGCAGAAACAGCAACAGTTGAAGTACCATTTAATTCACATGGACAAACATGTAACTTTGATGAAATTGCAGTAGAGTTTCACTGTGTTTGGCAGGGATTCAAAGAGGTCTATACGATAGAAGACCTCAAAGAGTATAAAGAATTACTAACCGTTGAAAGATACGACCAAGAGATTCAAAAACTCAATGAACAAGCACTTGCAGAAATTGCAATAGAGAAAGCAAAGTTGACACCCAATGAGAGAATTATTCTAGTAATAGAAGAAAAACTTTTGAACGGGGAGGCAACCAAAGATGAATCTGTATTGATGAATTTGTTGAAAAAATTGAACACTTGTAAACAAGGTATGGATAAGCAAACAGCACCGTTCCAAACTGCAAGAGAGTTTGAGATTTCATCATTTAATCTTTGGCAAGTTAATAATGTTCAAGTTGAAGGTCAGTTAGGAGAAATTGTAATGGCAATAGAAGAATGTCGTGGACAACAAGCCTTACTCAAGGTAGTTGGGGAAGGATATAGTTCAATGCCTACAGGCGATGATGACTATAACTTCAGTTTGATGGATGTTTACACACCTGATGTCCAAGCACTAAACTTTGATGACCATACAGCAACACATAGAAATATTGACATGTCATTAATATGTGATAATAATCAATATACTGATGCACATAAAGCACAGTTTGGGTGCGAAATACTCTATGATGGAAAAACAGCAGAACAAATCAAAGCAGAGAATGAATTACGATTTGGAACTGATGGTATGATGAATTATCAAAGTGAAAACTTAGATAATTACAATGACTTCTTAGCAAACTATGGAAACAGGGTAGCAACTATAGAAGACAAACAACTACAAGCTGATATTGCAGAACCAATAGCAACAGAGATGATTGAATCAAATCATTTCTATCAAAACAAACTCAAACACGAGGAATAACCTCCCTTTTTTATTTATGACATCCATAAAAAAAGTATTACGTGAGCATAGGAAGATATGCAGTAATGCATACAATATAGTTGAGAAGAAAGGCATGGACTATGCTAGGGATCAACACAAGAATGGAGATACTTTAGCAAATATTAGTAATTCAAAGAATTGGGGCATAACTGACACAGTATGTCAAGGTCTATTGGTGAGACTTGCTGATAAATTTAGTAGGTTGATAAGTCTAACAAAGAATCCTAATGAAAATCCCATGATAAACGATGAAAAGGTTTCAGATACTATAGAAGATATGATAAACTATTTAATATATCTAAAGATAAAGTATGATGAGGAAAGAGACTGATTGATATACCCAGCATGTAGAAATGATAAACATTTTCAATGTCCTACACAATATGCTGGATTAGAACCATGTACCTGTCATTGTCATAAAGTAATAGGTAGTGGATAATGAGATGCAAATTATGTTATGAAACTTTTAAATCTTGTGGTTGCACAGGAAAGCATTGTTGGGAATCATCCCAGCATTGCTTCAAATGTCACTACATGGGGATCAATCAAAACTTAACCAAAAGCATTAAGTTATGAAGTGTCAGCGTTGTAACGAAGAGATGGATAAGATGACAGTATGTCACCAAATATGTCCTAACTGTGGAGCAGTAGTAGATTGCTCTGATGGTGTATTTGATTAGACAGGAATATTAAAATATTATGCATGTATACACTTTACATGACAAGAACTATTAGAAAACGTAATAGTGAACATCCTACCAGAGATGGTAATCATAATCCAGTTTGTATTAATCCTGATACTTGTAAAGATTGTGGGGATAATGAATGAAGTGTCCTAAATGCTATAAAGAATGCAAAGATCTTAGTTATAATTCTAGTGGTAGAGACATTGAGAGAGGTTTAATATACCATTGTGAAGAGCATGGGGAGTTGAAATGACTATAAATATATATAATAGTCATAATTATCAATAATAGGTTTCTCGGAAACGTCTAAGATAGATTAGAGTCCGACTTAGCCTGATGGAAGGAGAAAGAATGTCGATACATCATTTCTTTCCGTTATTAGTATTCATGACTAGATTCATACACTATAATTAAATATTATTAATATTCATAAATGTCATGGTAAGTTCTACGTTTAGGATAGTTGGAGAGGATCATGGTGAATATTACCATGCAAGTGATAGAATAGTAATTTACTTAAATAAACATGAGAATATGGCTGATTTACTAAGTACAATAACACATGAATATCTACATTATTGTGTAAAGGAAGAGTGTCTAGATGATGATCAGGAAGAAAGATTGATTTTTGCTATGTTGTGGGCAGAAGAATACTGCTAGGCATAACATTCATCTTATAAATTCTGGTTTTATGTCTAACTAACCCATGACAACAATTACATCTTAATCTACCAAGTTTTTTATTCTCTTTATATAAATATGATGCAGGAATGAATGTTGAACATTTCTGGCAGTAGTGATTATTCTCATTTATTTTATGTACATATAGATTACAATACCCATTACACACATAGTTACTTATATATAGTATTATATATGTGTTTGCCTATCACGTACTTTTTTTACTAGTTTCAGTACATTATACCTACGTTTCTGATACAGTTGTTGTTTCTCTTTATGTTTGACTCTTTTCTCCTTGTCATAGTTTGGATTCTTAGCCAACATCCTTGCATTTGCACGTTTAATCATATCTGCCCTGTACAGTTTCCTATGTTCCTCTAACTTTCTATGTTCACTACGACACTTGTTATCACAATATTTTAAAGCATAATCATGTGTTAATATTTTACAACAGTATTGACAACCCCTGATATTTTTAATTATTACAGGTTTAACAACTTTAGCATATTTTCTAACATGATAACTATGCTGTCTACACATAACAGAACAGTAAAATGTACCTGTTCTTTTTGTATTGTTACTTATAATACTGTCACATCCTATACATTTCCATCTAATAATTGGTGATGACTTACATGATGAACAAACCCTGTTTTTTGGATGTGTGTGTTGTTTTTCTACAATATGTGCAGGTATGTTTTTATCACACTCTATATTAATACAGGTATAGTCTCCATTCCATACTTCTTTGTCAGGTGGTGTCATTCTTGTTTTACTACAGGTTTTGCAAGTTCTTTATCTATTAGTACTTGGCACTCGTCACATACGTCAAGTTCTTCATATTTATGAGTAGTCATCTCTAATGCACAAATATTACAAATCATAACAATAGTCATATCAATGAAATATTTATATGTTGCCTTTATGTATCTCTACACCAAGCATCATTTCTTCATGTATTTCTTCATAAAGTGTGCTTATATCAAGTCTGCTTAGAGATCTACATCTACCTCTTCCTATGTCATTCATAATGTCTATCAGTTCCTCAACTGATAATGCTACAGTGCCATCCATGATATTCTTATCTGCTTGTACTTTTTTTACCATAGTGTCCACAACCATCACAGACATTGTATGTAGTATGAATCTCTCTCTATCACTTAAGGTCATTAGATTGCTCTACCTTTAATTTTTCTAATGTTCTAAGATAATTCATTAATAATCCATCACTATGCCTTTTTTCGAGTTCCTCATCCGTTTCATGACAGAACGGTATGAATAATAACGCTTCAAGCCTTTTTACCTTCTTTATTATGCGATCTTTTTCAGACAATGTTGTTAATAATCATTTTTTTAAATCTCTTTATAACTCTTTCGGATGCCTCACCCATATTATTAACATTCATCATCTTACTAGGCTTGAATAATGCTCTAATTGAGTTGTATTTAAAGTACCTATTATCTTGTACAACAACACACATTATGTTTGGTGTGACATTCATTGCTTTAAATAGTGATTTTTTACATGTCTTGATATACGATTCAATACTTACATGATAACCAGCATTATAGTGATTAGGTGCTCCATCTGTAATTATTATTAACAGTTTTCTGTCTCCTTTCATTTGTTTAAGCATTAAACTGCTATGGTCTAATGCTATATGTGTAGGAGTTGTGTTATATGCAGTACCCTTAACATTAAGCCCGATATATTTGACATCTTCTTGACTGTTAACTTCAGTTATTCCAATCTTACCATATATGTTACCACTCCAGATATTAGCTCTGATATCAACAGTATCCAAGTGTTTAACAGATTCAAACATGGTTGCAACCATTTCTCTAGCAATTAGAATTTTACTGCCTGACATACTATAAGATCCATCTATTGATACAACTATTGACACGCCATGAGTTTGTTTCTTATTGAGACGGCATCTACCCATATCATTTCCACGTATAATTCCTTCTACATATGATTCAACGTCTATTTCATCCCCATCATAATCAACAAATTCTTTACTTCTCATCATCAGTATCTTGAATATTTTTGACATGCCTTTTGCTGTTTTCAAGTTAATAGATACCAATTCTGGATGTCTATCAATGTATTCCACGTTCTTTGGTGGATTCTTTACAGTACCATCATCTCTTAATGATTTAAATATTTCATTTACTATGTCAGAACCATTCTTTTTACTTACTTCTAATCCAGTTTCTTTATTAACTTCATCTTCTGGATGTAACAGTTCTTCAGGAATATCAAGATCAGTTTCTCCACTACTTTCTTTCTGATTTTCTGAATATGTCTTATCTGTTTCAAATGTATCTGCATTCAACTTTTTCATAACTGCATTATCTTTATTTGATACTACTACAGATTCAAGTTTCTTTTCCTTATCACTCATCCATTTATCAATGTATGGTTTTAGAATTACAAGTACTCTTAATGCACCATACTTGTCAGTCAATACAACATCTTGCAATGCCTTTTCATACACATCAAAGTTTTTTAACTCCTTAATATCATTACCACGTTGAAATCTTATGGCTAATAACATATTGACAGGGTTTCCATTTGTAAGTGATTTCACATCCATCAACCTACCTAGTTTTTTTGTAGTTTTATTGAATCTACCAGCATGTTTAAGATACATCTTACCCATCTGTGATTCTATACGTTGATCTTCCAACACATTAAATACGTTGAAAAACAACTTTAACCTTTCTCCTTCTAGTTCCCAATGTTCTTCTAATAGTTTATTGGTTGCATTAAATGGAGATTGAAACAATACGTGTGACAGTTCGTGTATGATACCTACAAACTTTTCAATTCCTTTAGCATTAGGTGTTGCTGAATATATTTTAAACTGATGTTTTCCATCCTTTATTCCCTTATAATAAACACAGTTAACACCACCCTGATGATATATTTTTATTTTTGCATTTCTAGCAACCTCTACAACATTTGCATACTTGACAAACATATCCCTGTTACTAAGCAGGTCAATATTACGTTTAGTCATTATGGATCTCTCCCAAATATATCATAATAACGTTCTTTAGATACTTTAGTTCCTTCATGGTCTCCTATATAATATGTTTTGGTCAATATCTATGCACCGTCATCTTCTGCATTTCTTTTCTTCTGCTACTTCTAAGATGTGTTCTAACTAAACCCTTACAACATGGACATCTGTATTTCACAACATCTTCTTTATGAAACATATGGGAACAGTTTCTACAGTATGCAATTTTACCACTACGATAATTTGTTGTACGTGCACCTGCTTTTCTATATCTATTGCATAGATTATTGCAACGACTAACCATTACTTCCATACCTCTAGTATTAGTTTAGCACCACATGCTTTTTCCTGCTTAATGGAATTACCATAGAACATGCTTATCCTACACCCAGTAAGGTCAAAGTGGCTAGTTGTATACTCTTTATCATTCTTGACATCCCATACGACCAACCTGTTAGGCTCAGGCAAGTTTCTGTTATATCTCAGACGGAAATCAGGTTTTTTATCTGTCATTCCTTAAACTCCCAAGGCTTGTTGAACATTCTGGATAGACCGTATGACAACCATGTTCTAAAGTTGCTAGTCCTTATTGCCCATATCATTCTATTCATTTGATTCTTTCTCCTTCTTTATCTTATAGAACATCTTACTGTCTTCTGGTTCGTACTGAATCCACAAGTCTAGTGGTTTGTCAGGATCATGAATCATGTTATGACAGGCAAAGTGAACAAATGCTATACGTTCTGGAAAGTAAGACACATGATGTTTAATCAGATTTAGGTTATCTTCTGGCTCTTCAAAACATAAAATACACCTATTGTTTTTATTCATGTATTCTTTAGACATTATAACTTCACATCAAACGTATCTTCAATACGTAGCCTTATCAGTTCACGTTCAGCAGGTTCACTAAACTTAATCATAACAACCTCATTGAGAGCAGTTTCTAACGGTTTAGAAATCTTATCCTGAATCTCCCTATAATGATGTGTAAACTGTACAAGATCTCTAATAGAAAGAGCATATTCTACATCTCCCTTTAACTTTAGGGCATATATATCTTGTGCTAGTGTCAAAAGTGGGGTTTTAATTAAGTCAATGCTAATATCTGTCCAGTCTATAACACTCTCCATGTCAGAATTGGATGGGTAATTCCAAGCACTACCAATAAATCTACTTCTTAGTGCTTCTGTCATACTGTTAACACCTGCATATGTTACTGGATTAATTGTCCAAATAATAGCCAACTTACAACCATTGTTCAGTTTATACTGCTTACCATTGGCAACAATACTACGTCTACCGTCACATATGGAGTGCCATAACTGTTGAACCTCATGTTCTTGGTTACTACCTTCATCTCCATACAAACAGGCATGACCAAAGTGATTGGCAACCTCTATTGATTTAGGTAACAATCCTAGACTAAAGAATGTTCCATCTCTATTGATTTCCTTGCTTCCAATTAAATCACTTTTCTTAGTTCCAACGCCAATAGGCTCATTAACCAATGCAATTTTATTTTCTTTACATATGGTATGAGTTAACAATGTCTTACCTTGTCCTTTCTCACTTTCAATGAGGTATGGTAATTTGGCACTTTTAATAGCCATAGTTAGACGTTCTTTCTCATTACCAATAGGTATGTATTCTTCCCACACGTCTATATTCTTTGGATCATATTGATCGAAATCAACTGCCAAAGTTGGTATGCTGGTTTCCATATCTTTATCTTTCATAATAGTTTTACTCATTTTTTCTCTCTCCAACAAAACAAACACATATCTCCCCCCTTATATTTGTAGAATGTTCCAGTATCTTTATCACAGAAGTCACAAACTGTATGTCCTTGTACATTCATAACTAATGTGCCAGATAGTTAATATTTGTTACTGTCTTTAGGTAACATGCTTTGCAATCTCCACATTCTTTACCATGATTAGAATCAGCATAGACAGGACAATCAGTTCCATCAATTTTACCTATCATGTCTTTGGTAACTACGATAGACGTAGTACAACCATCAACATGAGTTGGTGTTCCATTTATCATGGAAGCACTAATCCTAATGTTTAGATTTTCAGGTATGTCATGTGTCTTAACCCATTCTCTAACAACAACAGATTCCTTAGTAGGCAACCAATGTTCTATTTGAGGTGTTTGTTCTGCTATCTCTGCCATTTTAGATAGATGTTCTGGGCTTTGTATGTCTCCACTATCATGCCATCTGAATATATCCAATTTTTTACCCTTGTATCTTTTTTTATTCAGTATGAATACCATAGCATCAACCCATAGTGGATCATTGGTAATCAATTCTAACCTCATTTCCATGCATTTTTGTACGATAGGGAATACATATCTGCCCTTTCTGGCATAACATAACTCACATACTGATCCTTTAATGGCATGTAATTTTCCTCCTACCTTACATGCATGAGCACTAATGCTATATCCGTATGTATTCATCTTTGAAGGATTTGATAGACTACGTATGTGTACTTCTGCATCTTTCATATATTTGAAGTTTTTATATATTTTTTTCATTTCAAATATTCTAGGCAGTTTACCCTTGATATCCCTAGTAGCGAATCTAGTATAGTCATTCTCACATACTGATTTACTTATATTAAACAATCTATTAGTAGCCATTATTTAATCTCCTCTATCCTCTAAATCAATGCCGTCATGATGAGGTTTAAACTCATATTTACAGTCATTGCATTGAGGTGGATATACTTTCCAGTTTATTGACTCTGTTTTACAGTTAGGACAGATCATTAGGCGTAATACTCCGCATATGTGTCAGGTTGCCAAGATGGTACATATTCGCCCTCTAGATATCCCTCACAACTTTGACAATATTTGTTGTCACATGCAACAACAACCTCTCCGTATGAGTTGTATACATAGTCGTCTTCATCTAGATGTTCTGACCATACATGACCACATCTTGCACATGGATCATCATCTCCATCACACATGGCTTCAGTACAACCAGCAGGTAAATCACTAGCCATTATTTAGTCTCCATTCCATATGGCATTATGACGACCATTCTCTATAGCAGATATTGAATTTTCAAGTATCTCATTAGCACATCTGTAGGCATTGTAAAACGTAGTTGCCCAACCATCATCTCTAGCCTCATGTTCTTCTTTCCAATTACCATGAATATCACGTATCATAGATGTCATAATGAGTTTATCACTCCATGCTATCTCTCCAGTAAGTGGATCAGTTGTATGAGTAGGCACAATGTCATGACATTCTTTTTCTACAAACGTATCAATCATTTTCTTTAATGGTAAGATTATTTGTGATACAGGTTTGCCATACATCCATCTTAAACCACTATCCTTGTCAAGATACTTGTAGAAAGCCCAAGCATGATTATATGATACATACATATCACATATTTCATGATTTGTACTGCACTCATGCTCATTACAATGTTTGCAAGAGTTTTCTTTCACAGTAAGATAGAAATCGTAACCCATTATGCTAACTCCCTCATGCTGTCAGGCATTGATTCTATTTGTTCTGTTATTGATCTTTGCCATATAACCATAGTTTTTACAAAACATTCATGACAATTTGTAGTTTTGAATGATCCATTTCTATATTTAACCTCATCTTTTCCATAAGGTAAGTACATACGCCACTCATGCCTATCTTCCCCATCATTAAACTTATGCTTACATGTACTACAACAAACTGACCATGCATCATCTTTTGTTCTCAAATGTGTTTTTATTATTTTATGCGACATTAGATTGACTAATTTATTATTCTCGTATCTTATGGTCATTATACTCTTTCTCCACAGTTTCTACATGTATCTACTTGAACTTCATAATCATCTTCATCTAACTCATATCCTTCATCTATCGGAAATCCTACATGGTCGCATGGTAGTCTATCAACTCTTTCTTCAAGTGCTTCTATTCTTTTAAGAATGTCTTTACAGAACTCTCTATGAGATTCTTCTTGTTCTAAGTTCATTATTAATCCTCGAATACGTCCTTTATCCATTCTCTCATCTTGTCCATCATATCCGTATTTTCCCATACATAGTCAAGAATGATATCTTTATCCATTTTATCCAATATGTTATAATCTATTTCATGTTGGTATGTGTAATGTGTAGTCATGATTATAATCTCCAACCACCTGTGAACATAGATATTATAATATTCATTATAATATACATTATTATGTTCCCCCTAAATTAACACTATCAAACTCAACTTCTGCTTTAAGAACATCTTGAAGATCCTCAGGTAACTGATGGAAGAATACACTATCTGTAATATCGGGAGATAATAAGAATCCAATTTTACCCATTATCTCTAACTCTTTTGCCTCTAATTCAATAGTTCCTATCTTAGTTGATATTGTCATTTTAGATAAATTTCCTTGTGCAACAGTACATAGGAAATTCCAATGTCTTTTTTTATCCATGTAATGAGATACACCCTTATCATCTACCATAAATCTTTCATCTACTACATAGTATGTATTAGGATTTTCTTTACCAGATGTATGTGTCTTTACTCTATCTCCAAATACATCAATCATTTCTTTCATTAATTCTGTTTTCTTTGATTGGAAGTAAAGTTTTTTAAATAACTTACTGAATTTTTCAGTATCTCCTGTCTTTTTATGGTCTATAATAGATTCACATATAACATGTGAATTTCTTATCTGTAATGTTTCATCTTTTATGAAAGCATTGAATATGCCATTATCATAAGTTTCATGAACTTTCATATCATCATTAAATGTGTATAAGATACGTTCTCCTTTATTTTCTCTATATTTTACCTGATTATAGAGATTGTTAGGAACTGATCTTACCTTACCTGATTCAAATAATATTAGAGAACTATCACGTTCTGCTATAATTTGAGGATTCATTGTGTATTATCCATTAATATTTTACCATATTCAGGATCTTCATCTGGACTACCATAAATTCTATCCCATTTAACAAGATAGGTCTTATTATGATGATACATGTGATAGACACCATCTTCATCTACTCCATACACACCATTTTCAAGACTACCATGTTCTTCCAATGCTTCTGTATCATCTAAATCAACAGTTACATTTATTAAGACGGTCATTGTGATCTACCTAACAATTCCATGAGTCTATGTGATTGTATTTCAATTCTATCAATGATGCTCATATCATACTGAACAGCACTAAGGAAAACATCAGAATATTCTTTTGGCAATAAATCATTTATCCAATACATTCTTGCTATAACATCTCCCTTGTGATCTTTAGAAGAAGAATTATTACCGTTGAATGATAGTTCATCTCCTGATATAGGATTCTTTAATACTGTTTTGAATGCTTGTCCATATTGGTCATTATGTATAACTGTTTCAACCATGTTACTTGAAGTTCCCATAGGTTTAAATTTTAGATACATATTCAATGCTACGTATTCCTCAATGTTTTTAATTGCTATCCATCTTAGTTCCAATCCTGTTTTATTATTAACCCCAAATAGATAATTAGAAACATCTGATTCATCAGTATCAGGATCAGGTATGTTTAATAATTGTTCTTTATTACTCATAACTACTGCCATATAGTTACCAATCAAATCACTACCTTTTACAATACCTTTGTTGGTTTGATATTCCTTTTTACCAATTTTATTAACCAACTTGTCAATGGTCATTATCTTATCTGACAATCCTTTCATATCATGTACAACTTTCCAATCATTACTTAATTCATTGATACAATCTTCTGTATCATGGAATCTCTTAGTATCAGCAATAATTATGTGATTATGATAGTTATTGTTAATATCTCCGATAGTAGATGAATATTTGTTACTTCCTGATCTCCAACCCCTAGCATTTCCAAATAAAGTAGTATCTTCAGTTCCACGTGTACTGTTGTATAATACACATGTTCTGTTGTTGGTAAATGCAGTTTTCTTACCATTCTTATCAACTATTGTTGATCTTCCACTACCACTTTCTTTGAGTTTATTATCTTTTTTATAGTCTTCTCCCATGATAATGTTCAAATCTTTGAACAATGCTACTCTATGTCCTCTTTCTTCATCACTTAGTCTAGTAGGCATTCTAAAGAATGTAACATTTCCATCAATATGTTCTGATAACAGATCCATGAGATTCTGTCTTAATGATTTAAGACATACTAGATTTCCACCACCTGCCAACATATCACTTAATTGTGAATATGTTTTATCAGTAGTTCCATATCTTGTATTAAGAGTATCGCTTATATCATTAGTTTCTTTTGCAAGGTATTTTTCCATATTCCATGTAACATTTCGTGATAATAATGCCTTATCTAATGAACTATTGTAATCTTTAATAGTCGTTATTGGAAATTCATTTTGGAAGTATTCTGTTAATTTGTCATTAATATCTTCCTCTAACAAATCTACTGCATTGTTTTCTAATGAATCTCTACTAGCAACAGGACTATATTTTCTTTCATTCTTAACATTCATAGTGAACATGTGGAAGCAACCAATGCTTAACTTACTGTCAATCTCAGTTCCTACTAGGAATAATGGATTTTTACGACTTTCTACTGACATATCAATAGTTCCATATGATGATTTAGTAAGAACAAATATACCATCAAATCTGTAATCCTCGTTGTCTATTGTTACTTCTTTATATGTAACTATGCTTCTTCCTTGTGATTTTTTGGAGTTCTTGATCCATTCATATTTATGACTATCTTTCATGTAGTCCATACCATTTTGGTATGATGGACACTCATAAACACCTGCATCATAACTATCCTCATCATCATCATCATTACGCCAACTATGTCGTGAATATCCTTCAATTTCTGATTTTATTATTATTTTTGTAGGAACCTTGCTGAATCTTGCTAGTTTATATACATTACTTACCAATGTACTAAATGAAACATCATCATTACATGTCATAGTTAGTTTAGTTCCATACTCACTCATTCTATTAACACCGTTAGTAGTTTCAAGTGGAATAGGTTTGAACTTTAATCCACTATCACATAACATGGCATAATGTTCATCAGTTTCTCTAGACCATGTTTCCATTAGTAATGCATCACACATTAGTGCGTAAGATATGAATCCCATACCATACTGTCCTATCTCCTCTCCATCAGTATTACCACTTGTGCCTATAACTCTAAGAACCTTGTTAAACATGGCTTTTGTAATTCCTAATGAATCAACACCCTGTATAATTAATTCTCTAGTTTCTTTGTTTGGATCAACTGTTATAACTATTGTTGGATTAGCACCCATCTTTTTAGATGTTCTACATGCCCTAGCCTCATTGTTATACAGTTCTCTTAGACCACTTGTCCATGAGGTGTATATCTTTTTGGCTAATGTTTGTCCAATAACTTCTGAATTGATAATAATATTAATATTACCATTATCATCTGTTATGTCATCAAATGAGTTATCTACTTTTGGTACAGAACCCTCATATGTAACATCTACCTTAGGTTCGTATGTTTCTACGCTATCGTGTATGCCTGTCATTACCAATATACCTCCTCTTCCATTACTGCATCTTCAACTATTCTTACGTCATAATGTTCATTGAGTCCATACTTAAATGCTATTGTATTGTATAGTTTCTCAGCACCATATTTACTACTCTTTTCCATTCTCTTTTCTACCTTACCTGTGGATATTTCATATATCTCAACATAATATTTTATTGTCATTATTTTAATATCTCCTATAAGTCGTGATCAATTTCATACTGTGCTTGGGCATACTCATTACCATTCTTCTCCATCTTGGTTAAACTCATCATATCTTTGATAACTCTCTCCATCAGATGTAGTCAATGTTTGTTGATGCCATACACAACCATCTTCATCATGTTTGGTATCATATCCACATCTGTTACAATGTGCATTATATTCTTTGTTTGTCATTATTTTAATAAAAAAGAAAAAATGGGGGTGTGGTTAGCCACCAGATATTGCTGGGAAGCCTACTAGACCACGTTGTCCTTCAGCAGTTACAGTACGAGCACTTAGTCCTCTAGGAACTCTAGATTCTCGTACACCATCTTTAGTGATGGTATTCATAGGAACTAGGAACTTTTGTCCTGATATGGTATCTTCCATGAAGATCATACCCAATGCACTACCTTTGTCAGAAACAAATTGTTTCTCCTCTGGTGTAAGGACAGAAGTAACATTTACCAAATCGGTAAATCCTAACTCCTTGAACTGTACTTCTGTGAAGAAGCCTTTTGTATCGCCTGTTTTAAGACCTGCGTTGGCAGGTAAGACGATTTTTGTTAATTGATGTTGCATAACTGTCATACTATATACTCTGTCTTAACTCTTGTCTACGAGATTCTATTATACTGTAATTATGTTGCTTTAACTCTTTGTCAGTAGCCCAACAATAATTATCTTTTACACATGTCTCGCATATTAGTTCACGGGGGATAAGGTTATTACCTACTGTTGCACCAATTTTTTTATTATCGTATTCTTGTTCGCATAAAATACATTTAAACACTTTATGTTTATTTTTATTATGGGACATTATTTCATACTCTCCTGTACTGATTCATACTGTTGTTCTTCTGTATATTCAATACAACTCTCACATAACATTAGAACAATAGTTTGTAATGTTGATAATGTTACACCATTCTCTAATGGTTCATCTCCATCAGCAATATCATTCATTGTTTTTGTTAATGCTTCATATAGACCTTGATCAATTTTATCTGCATAAGGCAAATGTCTATATATGCTTAATACGTTGTCCATATGTTCTTTAGACATATTTTTGTTTATATTCATATCTCTAACCAATCTAATGTGATATACTATCTAAATCTTATATGACATCACCCTTGATCCTTAGATCCATGAATTGTTTTACACCATTCACTCTGACTTGTGAGGACATTACTCCGTCAACCCACGATAACATATTTTTTGTATTATAATATGAGAGTGTGTTCCTTCTGGGAACAACACTACTCGAAATTTGTTGTGTTGTAACAGGTAATGGAGAGGTTTCCCAGAGGTGCTTGGTAACAACTGTCGTTGTAACACTTGTAACATCCAATATTAATCTGTTAACTGTCATATCCATTTAACCACTCCCTCAACCGTATTTCTTTTATTCTTTTTACAGTTAGTATGCCATTCTTCATGTCTTTTCATACCATAATCACCTACATCAGCATTACATAGATTACAAATAGGCATTATTGCATATACTCCTTTTGTGGGTGGGTTTTGTTATATTTGTTACCCATATTGTATTCTCTATCAGCAATACATGATTTACATTTGTAATCATATATATGACCATCATCACTATCAACCAACGTTGCATGGTTGTTATTGAATGATTCCCAAGTACAGTTCCATTTTAGAGTATGTGTATGATAGTTATCAATAATATAACCACTAACATCTTTAATACGTTTATCACATGACAAACATATATCTTTACGTCTAAATAAAGAAATAAGGGGGATGGGGAGTACAGGCATTATAATATAACCTCCTCATCATTATACATGTTAAAGTGTTGCACATGTATATTATATGCACTAGGTATGTGAAAACGTGGTATTTCTGCATCATTAATACTCTCTGCATCAACTACCCATTCGATAATGTGATGTGGTGTATTAATACCCTCACAATCACAAATGGGACATATCCTATCATTGATAATATGGTCTTTACAACAGTATGCATCAAACTCACTACAAACTAGACCACCAACAGCATTTACGTTGTTGTCACAAAACCAGCATGATTTGTAGTTAGGGACAGATGATACTGTCATAATATGTCCTCCAACTTATGTGTCTTATTCTCCTTGACTTCTGGGGTGGTTGATACCATTTTATTGACTTTACCTACAATAACATCAACCTTATCAAGATTAATATATGGTAACTTACCATATCCCATATTTGATACGGTACCTAATCGTAGTAGTGGATCTCTATCAATGAAATCATTGTATGTGTCAATGATCATATTAATATCTCCAAATTTACCATCACTCATAAATGATAACATATTATTTTGCGTATCACAGTAATCAATGTTATTTACAACATTGGTTGTAACAGCGTGTAGTGTGTTAATCTGTTTGAGGTATGCATCAATATTGTTTATATCAACATTATACCATCCTTTCATAAGACGTATTGCTTTGTTACGTATCTTATCATTTTTGTTTATAACAGTATAAGAGAATGACCTTACACTATCAATCATATCACTCATTTCACTAATAGGGTTATTATGCCTAATGGAACGTGTGATACCATGTCTAATAGACCTGCTTTCGTGTCTAGAATTTTTCATCAAGGTCAAATTCTGAAACTCGTATTTAAATTCTTCGTTCCGTGCCTGACCACGCCTAAAATTTTGACCGACTACTTAAACATTTCTCAAAAAACCAGCAGTAAGAACCCCAGCAACAATACACTAGAACCCCCTCTCCCTTACAATCCCTCTCCCCCGATATACCACACACATGCCTCAAGGGGGGCAGTAGGTATGGA